CGGTGGAGTACTTGTTGTAGCCCACGCTATGGACCTCGCAGAAATGCTCCGCTGGCGCCGGTGGAGCGGCTGGAGGTGCGGCTGGCTCTTCGGCCACGGGTTCGGCCACGGGTGCCTCGTTGTCCTGCGCGTAACCCATGATCTTGAGGTAGAAGGTATCCATCCATTCTTCAAAGCTTTCGGGCATGACGATCTGAGCGCATATCATGTCGAACACACCCTTCGCAGCAACTTCCCTCACGATTAACTCATCCTTGGTGTAAGGTGATGCGCCAGTGGGTTGACCGGGAGTCCCGCCACCCTGGTGGCCGTTGCTTCCGGTGCTAGCGTAGCCATCTACGCTGGCAGTGAAGTCCGGTTGAAGATTCATCTGATTGGTGGGTCCGAGCAACCGGAGGATCTTGTACTTGTGCATCCAGTATTTGGAGCCGTCGTACATCTCTTGGTCTTTGTTAGTGCGCCGTCCGACCATCGCCACTTCGACCTCATAGAGGCCGGCGCCTGGCTGTTCGGGGTAGTCTGACTGCTCGAGCCAGAGGGTATCGACGTACTGCAACTGGTTCGGGTTACTCCACGGCCAGCGGCATTGGAGTTGCCACTGTTGACCTCGGTTACCAGACACTCCCATCACGGTTCTGATCTCCATCGTGGTGAGGATGCCGTTGGCGGCTTGTGCGGTAGTCATCGGTTACTTTGTCTCCTTCTTTTTTTGCCAGAGTTTGAACAATCGGAAATTGCAGCCGGGGCATTGCCTCGGCTCCAAGGTGCGCGGCAGCCATTCATGCTCGCATTTCGGACATCTCATCATCTCGATGGCCTTAGTGAATGTGACATCCGCCGCGCTGATTGACTGGTTAGGTTCGGCCATATTGGTTCCTCCATGCTATCGGTTGCCGAGTGGATTGTATACTAGCTGATGTCATACGGTCAAGGTATCCTCGGGTCATCCATAGGATCAGGCGGTGGCTCGTTGCCGGTGCCGTCGCAGCGTGGACAGTCCACCTCTATGCCGGTGGCGTTGGGCAGGCTCCAGACCGTCTGCACCTGGCCGGAAACATCTAAAACGGCGTGGAGTGTCACCTGGCACTGGCCGTCGCACCATAGGCACAGTGCTGGCTCGTCCGGTGGTTCCAGCGGTGGCTGGGGAAAGTGGCTAGTCATTGAAATCCTCCCCGGCCCATCCATGATAGGCCGCTTGTAGCAGAGTATCCCGGGTAATATAGATCAGTGAATCTGGCCCTTGGCTGATACGGGCAACTGGGCATTCGCCTGGGTCCAGCCAGCCAAACTCTATAAGCACCACGCTCTCGGGATCTTCGGGGTCACCCATATGGAGGCTCGGATACTTGGAGCTAAAAAAGGCTGGCGTTCCGTTCCAAATGATGTCAGACATGGTTACTCCCCCTCTTTAGGGTTGGCGCATGGGTCACACAGAGGCTCAGTGGTGCGGATCGGGTCACTGTAAGCCCAGGCTGGCATCACGCCACCGCAACATTTGCAGTCCTTGCTGTGGCCCCAGGTGCCAGCGTAGCCCAGTGTTATGCTCTTCTTGGCGTACTGCTGGCCCTTCTCGATGGTTCCCTTGCACAGGTAGCAAGTGTATGGCTTCATAGCCTTCTTGGTCTTCATGGTTAGTCCTCGTCCAGTTCTAGATTTTCTTCGCTTGCTAGCTTGTAGTGCAGTTCCCAAGTCGCACCGCAGACGGTGCAGGACACGGGTAGGAACCCTTTGTCAGTGTCAGTAGTGATCAGTTCAAAGCGTTGCTCTTTGACCTCGACAAGCTGGACCAGCTTACAGTTGGGGCAATTAGTAGCTACTAACATTGATCGACTAGCTCCTTTAATTCATCCAAGCTCAGTGTGATATGGCCTGCTTGCCAAAGTGCAGCCCGTAACTGTCGGGCCGTGTCGGTCCCGTTGCTGTTGACCGCTGGCATAGGTACGGGTTCGGCTGATGCCATGATCAGTTGCCAAGTAGATTCGTTCATTCTTCGCGTTCTCCCTTCTCAACAAGATATTGATGTATCTCTCGGTGGTACTCATGGCCTGTCTGCTCGTCGCGAGGGTCTGGATTGGCGCAATCTTCGCAACGATCCGGTACTGTTTCTGTTGGCGCATCAGTGCTGGCTAGGTAGAACGTACTGTTTCGGATAGAGGCTACGATTGTGTTACAGACCTTGCAACGAAACTCTGTATCGTCGTGGCAGTTATCGCAGGGGCAACCGCATGGCTGGTCCGCGCTGTAGCAACCGTGTTCCCCATCGACGCAACCGAATGCAGTGCCGTTAGCCTTATCGATGGCTGCTTTAGCCTTGCCGATGATGCAATCCGGGTGATGGGGCATATCGTCCCGTTGTTCCCAATCCGCGTCTAAATCCTCGCATGTCCAGCACCATTGGTGGTCATCTCCAAGGCTGCTGGTCAGGTTTACTAGGGCCATCAGTAGGTCAGGCGCTGCCGCTATCAGCCGTGCGTCATCGGGCGTGGCTTGTTCGCATACCATCCCGTCGCCGTCCTCATCGTGGTCCGCCGCATCCCTAATGGTGCAGCTAAAGCCGTCGTTGTCTGCTATGTACCATGCCTGTTTCATGCCTTCACTTCCTTGTTTCCAAATTCCCGGCACCGCCGGACGTTCTTGCCCTTGGAGTGCCGTTGCCAGTGGCGAACTATGCACCGGGTATGAATCGGCGCACCGTCGCTGGAGTACACGGGTTTGCCACAACAACGGCATACCTGTGGTGCTGGCATTTCCACCTCCTTCCGGGTTGGTTCATGTATTAGACTAGGTAATGGTAGCAAATGGAATCCAGGGATGTCAACCCACCTCTTCCTGGGCGTCAGTGCTGGCATCTTCGACAGGTTCGCACCAGCAGTCACCATGCTCACGGTAGAAGAATTTAGGCGTCCTTAGTAGCGTGTCATCATCGATGGGAACGCCGCCGCAGATTTCGCACAGCTCGGGTAGTTCCATATCATCGCCTCACTTCGTTAATAGATATTCGTTGAACCTGATGCCGTCTTCGAGAGTCTCGAATAGGTCACCCATTAGGTTGGCATCACTAGCTTCCCGTATGCCCAGTTGCCCACGGTATGGGATGGGCTGATGGAAGGGGACCGCGTATTCCATCTCGAACCCATACGGCCCCTCGAACCACGGGTTACCATCTTGGCCGCGCAAGAACATCAGATCTTGTAGTTCTTCGTCCCTTCCATCGCTGTACACATTGGTCAACGTAGCCGAGCCAACTATGGCCCCACGGGGTAGGTCACTATCGTCTGGTATCACGATGCCTGATTGGGTAATCCACTTACGCTGCATCGGGAAGTCTTTCGGGTCCATAGCTTTGCTGGCGTGTATCAGCAGAGGCCCACGGTGATTCGTGTACCATTTCCGGTTCTCTATATCCTTGTGACCGGCCACGATAAGCCATGCCCAGGGCTGGCGCACCGATAGTACCTTCATCTCGCACCTATCCTATGGAAGCACCAGATGCACAGCACAGGTAACGGGGTCTTGGGCAGTGGTCCCTTGCATCGTGGGCAGTTCATCATTACTTGGCCCCCTTTATGAAGCGTTCGTTTATGATTTCGAGTAGCTTGGCGCCGTGTTTCGCTCGAAGTCTGGCGCCTACTTCCGGGGTAAATTTCATTGCCGGCTTGAAGGTCCGCCACTCGTTGGCGCCGTCACCTTCGAGGCGTATCAGGGTGTTGCGGCCACAGGCGCGGCGCAGTTGCTGTTCAAGGGCGATGCGTTCCACTTCTTCGCCTATCCACAGTTCCGCGTCCATCGCCATCGGCCCGAAGCCACGCTCTATAGCCCACTCGTCTTCGACAGGGACAGGCGGCATGGCCTCGGTCCAAGCGTCAAACGCCTTCTGGAATGCCGACTCCCCGTGGTTACGGTCAACGTAGCGGACCATATGGCTACCGCCGCCGCCGTCGTTCTCTACATGGGCGGCCAGCTTGCCGTCTATCCATAGTTCGGCATTGAATGCCGTTGTCTCACGGGACATGCCATCGTATACCTTGACCTTGCGCAATTCTGCGTTCATCTTCGCCACTTCCTTATATAGTTTGATCGTGGGATCAGGGAAATCCGGGGATTCCTGGTTTTGCTAGGATGAGGCGAAGCCAGCAAAGAGATACTCACCCTTGGATAGTTCGATGGCTAGCGATGGCCCCCACTTGTCTTCGTAGACTTCGGACATGGCAGCTATCCGAAGCTTGGGATACTTGGCCTGTACCTTGTCGGTCTTCGGGTTGCCGTCGTCGTCAAAGCCGATGCGGCCCAAGTCATTGATGGCCTGAATCACGGTTGCCCGACGCATACCCTTGGGCCGTGGGAACTCCACGCAACTCCCCTTCTCCGCTATGGTCCCGCTATAGCCGCCGTGGCCGTGTTCCCACTGGGCCTTTTCCACTAGCCTGTCGAATGCCGCCTTGGCGGTCTTGCCCTTGCCGACTCGCTTGTATTCAGATGCGCCCATGTTGCCACTTCCTATAGATAAGTTCTGACGGTTTCGGCCACTGCTAGGCCATTGTCAGCACAGTCAATCACTGTGGACCGTCAAGGGCTACGAGTTGGCGGCGAAGACCGCCTGTGCGAAGCCCCGTGGTGTTGCGCTGCGGATGTTCTTTGTCCTCAGGGATTTACCGCCCAGCTTCCAATGAAGCGCGGAATAATTCAGGCCGTTACGGTCCTGATACTTGACGGGGTCCACGGGCCGCGCCTCTGGCATCACGAACCCGTTACCGGTCCAGAGACAGGTTTTCTTGGTATAAGCGTCACGGGCTGGGATTATGTCGGGGTATGGGCTGGTGTCGTCTTCGGGCAGATACCCGCCGAAGTCGCAAGGCTGGAATATGTGGTTAGGCTTGCGCCATTCGCTGCTGATAACGCTGACGGGATTCTCTATGGCATATGGCACGTTGTAGGCTTCGCCGATATCACGGGCCATATACACAAGGGCCATAGCTTCGGCCCTATAGTTAGGGTTAGCGGCGGCCTTGGTGGCGAAGTGTCGCGCCCCTGATATAGCCAAGTCGGTGCATGGTGGGAATCCGAATACCATTTCCACTGTGAAATCTTCGCAGATTTTCGCTATACGTTCGCCCCATGTTGACGCGTCGCCGCCAACCCTACAGCTAAGCCTATGCAGGGTGGACGGGGGCCATACTGTCAACCCGTCTGGGTGTTGCATGTCAAATTGAAATGTTGTGTGGGTTTTGGCCCACGGCTTGACCATCTCACCTGTAAGGTCAAAGAGGCTGATAACGGCTTTGGGTTTATTCATTAGTTCGCCTCTTTCGCGTAGCGTTGACGCATGGCGGCATCGTGTTTCTTGCAGTACTGCATCGGGTCCGAGCCTATCGGATCCTTAGCTTTGGCTTCGGCTTTGGTGTCGCAATTCGCGAACGGGAAGAAACATTGTTCGCGTTCTATCCTTGCGATGCGTTCGTCTACGGTTTCCAAGGATTTAGCACTGTTGCGTATCCACTGGCGGCGGTCTGGCGGCGGGGTCATGGTCAGTTGGTCGTCGCAGTCGTAACAGACCAGCAAATCGCGTTTGAGAGCCGCTGCGTATGGGCCGTTAAACACGCCGCCGTCGCAGGATTCCTCAAGGGTCACATTGTGGGTTATGCGATTTTCGCAAAGGTACATTTCGCAATTGAAGATATCGGTATTCATGGTTTCCATCCTTTAATGCTCGATTATTACGACTGATTTCGCGACCTTGTCTGCGCCCGCGCACAGTAGGCAATTGGCACACGTTGTCTTGTGTCCGCCCTCTTTACTTGCTGGACACCTAACCTCATTAGCGTTCACCGTGGGATTTTCGCTGTGATCCACGCGGAATGTCCGCCATCCCATAGCCTGTGCTTCGAGGGCTTCCGCGTCGGTATCACATGAGGCCATGAGGATGGTTTTAAAGCGTGGATCACACGTCTTCCAAGTATGCGTATATCCGGTATGGCCGCGCCTACCCTTTAACAGTTTTTCGACAGTCTCGAAGGGCACGCTTGTCGGCTCGCCATATGCGCCCAATCGTATGGGAACGTCACGCTTGCCATAGTCTACGGCTTCGCCATAACCTTTATCGGTTTCGTATTGCCACACGCTGCGCGGCCCTTGATCAAGGTTAACGTAGCAAACGTTACCGCGCAGCGGACATTGGCCACATGTCGCAGTGTCTAAGCCTTGGTCAACCGCTGCGCGTGGTTTCATCTCTTGGAGTAGAAACCATGCCTGATGCATGTCTCCGGTCTTGGGATTGGCGGACGCGGTATTGGTTCCGGTCAATATCCCGTATATTTGTTGACCGTCAAGGTTGCTGGGTCCATCGTGAAACTTGAACCCGTTAGACATTTTCGAATTCCTCGACAGCTTCAATCTCTCTCAGATTCTCTTCGGTAAAGTCTGCTAGAACGTCGGTATACATTGTTGGCTCCCTTGCGTTTCGTTTGATGAAGCTATCTTATAGTAGCCAATAAAGAATGTCAACACCCAATTTTGAGATTGATAAAATCAGAACAGAAAAACCTGGTCACGGTCCACGCCTAGGAATTGCCCCGGAAATTGGTAAAAGTAGAACAGAATCTGAGCGTGGTATAATTGCCAATGTAGCGGGTGATTCATCCGCTTACGCTGTGAACCCGTGGAAGTGATACGGGTTGATTGGCTAGCTGGGACAATACAGCCAATCGCGTGATAAGTATTAGGGCCGACGTTGACGGGTAGGCGGACTGGTTTCGGCCAGTGTCGGCAGCTTATCGGCAGGCTATCTAACCGATAGTCTGTTAAGCGTGAAACCAGTAAAGAGTCCTAGGGGACGTTGTAACTATGGGCCTAACTTCGAAACAAGAACTATTCTCGAAGCTTGTAGCTTTGGATGGTTTGAATCCTTCCGAAGCTTATAGACAAGCTTACGATACCAACCCGAAGCTTCAATCCTCAATCCATGAACAATCCTCAAAGCTAATGAGTAACGACAAGGTTGCAACTAGGATAAAAGAGTTATCAGAGGCTGTAACTAGTGAGATTGTGGCTAATGTAGCGTGGACTAAGGAACGGTTCATAAAAGAGGCGGAAGCTAACCTGATTCAGTCTCGAGACTTAAACCAGATGAATCCTGCTAATACCAGTCTCCAATTGATTGGACGGGTAACGCAGATTCTGGAAGATAAACCCATGAATCAGGTAAACATTGGGATAGTTGAGACTCTAGGCAAGCTACCTGATTCTGTGTTGCAGGCATTGGAATCAATGGGACCATCGGAGCCTGTAACCATTGAAGATACAGGCTCGATCGAGGCTAGTTACAAGCTACTGGAACCCGAGCCTGAATGAGCCTAGAAACAATGTACCAGCGCGCCCCGGAACCTTAACCCGCAGGCGCCAGGGGGTACCCTGAAACCGCACGGGGGCGGGGTACTGGTACGGTTATGGGTCACTCAGCCGCTCCTGCAACCCTCTTAGAACCGGCTTCTGTAGGCTCGGTGACCGCTTCTGTGGCTGCTCTCTGGCTTCGGCATCTTTGGTTTCCGATTCTTCAAAGGCTGTTCTGAAAATACGCATATGACTATTTTTAAAAGGGGCGGTTCTATGTCTTATGTAGCTTTGAAATGCCCTGATTGTGAGAGGTTGACGACTTACAATGGCCGGGGGAAGTGTCGTTGCGGGTCGTATCTGATCCATCACTTCAAAGGGTCGGTATTCATCGATCCAGAGAGGAAGACCTGGGACATGAGAGATGAGGATGACCCTGTTCTGATCGAGCCTGCGCCGGTGGGGTCTATTCGTCAGATAAGGAATAGGCGGAAGTGAGAGAGGGTAGATGATCGATATTGAAGCTTTGGGGTTGAGTGAGGAAGAGAAGGTCCAGGTAGCGATGTTAGCTGGGCATGAGAGGGCGAAGCGGTCTTTCGAGAGGTTCGTGGCTTATGTGAAGATCTCGGAGAGTGGGGAGGGGATGGTTCCGTTATTGGAATGGGACCATATAAAGACGTTGAACCGGGTGCTTACCGAGAGTAAGAGGGTGGTTCTGGCGAAGAGCCGGCAGATAGGTATCACGACCGATCTGTCGGCTTTTGGTTTGTGGCATGCGATGT